TAAGGTGAACGCGGGTACTGATGACCGTTACATTGTGGGCAATCCCCGCGATATGATGGGGCCGACCCTGTGGGGTATGCCGGTTGTTGTGACCAACACCATGACCGCAGGCACGTTCCTGGTTGGTGATTTCAATATGGTTGGTATGCTTTGGGATCGTGAAGATGCTACGATTGCCATGAGTGAGCATCACGATACAAACTTTGCCAAGAACATGGTCACGGTTCGTATTGAAGAGCGTTTGGCGCTTGCGCTGGAGCGCACCAGTGCCATTGTAGGCGGCAGTCTGTAACAGGAGGCTTGGGGGCTTCGGCCCCCTTTTCTTATGGAAATAGAAATCACAGCCAGGGCTACTGGCCCGTATGGTGAATTAAATAGAAGGCAGCGTATTACTGACCGTGATATGCCTGCTTCCTATTTAAACCATCTGGTAGACATAGGTGTTGCTCGTTATGTCGTGCAACATAGGATTGAAAAGAAGATAGAGACCAAGACGGTTGAGCCGAAAAAGGAGGCTATAGAAGTTACAAAAAAGACTTCTTCTGCATCGCAACCGGCCCAAGCCTTACCAGAGAAGACGCCGAAAAAGCGCAGAGGTCGCCAGCGCAAGTCATCGTAATCAATGACAATTATCGGCTATTGAGCGATGCAGACTACTTATATGCATGTGACCAGAAGTGGTGGAATATCCATTTAGAAAAGATCAGGAAAACATTCAAAGGAAAGCTTTACACTCAATTCCACAATCAGGACACAAGGAAGTGGGCTGAAGCCAATGACATAATTGCCATAGAAGGGAAAACTGGTCCAGGCTTGGGTCAGGGCTTTTTAAGACACGGATCAAATAGTGGTCATCAGGCCATAAACTTAGCCTTCCACCTTGCAAGAGAGCAGGGGATAGGTGATTTTAAAATTTTTCTGTTGGGTTATGACATGAGTGGTGCTGGTCATTGGTTTGGCGACCATCCTAAACCATTACACCAGGCCGACAAAAAATCATTTATCAATCAATACACAGAGATAGCTAAAGAGCTTAAGATCCGAGGAATTGAGTGTATCAACATGAGCCGAGAAACTAAGCTTAATCAATTCAGAAAAGCAAATTTAGAAGAATTACTGTGATACCTGTTTTTATTGCATCTTCTGATCGTTTCGCAGATGTTGAATGGATGACAAAGTTCAGCATCGAGCAAAACACAAATGCAGATGTAAAGATATACATAGTCAGGCCGCAATGGTTTGGAATGCAAGAGTCAGGCTGCACCGGATTTACTAATGTTCGCTACGCTGTTCCGCAATTATGTAGATTGCTAGGCCATGAGTTTGGCATCTATCTTAATTGCGATATGTTGGTTATTGGTGACATTGCTGAACTTTATTTGCATCGCAGATATGGCAAGTGGGTATGTTTAGAAGATGGCAGCAATGAAGTATCTGTTATCTGTTCGTCTATCAATTTTCCTGATAAATCTGTATTGCATACTCGGCATAAGGGTACGCTTCCAAGAGGTTATCTATATCCAGAGATTCCGCTAGAGTGGAATTGTGAGGATGAAATAAAGCCTTTTATGAAACTGCTGCACTTTACTGATTTAAAGTCTCAGCCGTGGTTTTATGATCATCCTAATGCAGAGGCAGTGGCGCTTTATGAGAGCTATCGTGATCGGTACTGGACCATCGCTAACACCAGAGGCGATCAGATTAATAAACAAATCAAAACTGCCTAGATTTGGCTGTAATTTGACGTTTAAGGAAGTTTTACTGGATTGCTTTTATGCAAATAATAAAGAATTTTGGTCATATTATGGCGATAAAATAAAGCCATATACTTTTGAAAAGTGGGCCTATGCGCCAGAGGCTGCTAAATATGGTGCTCATATAATCAGTGGGGCATGGAAGCCTGGATTAAGCAAAGACCCGGCCATATTGCATTGGGGTCATTCTAGCGGCTATGAATTGCTTGGCATTGCATATCATCACAGCGTGCGGGAAATGGTTCTGATAGGTTACGACCTAAGATTCCCAAAAGGCTACAACGGACATACAAAGACTATTGGTGACGGCAAGCGCAACTTTTCTGATTACCCGAAAGAGTTAGAGCATTGGCCTAAATTTGGATTTGGCCCTGATGGTGAAATGGGCGGTCTTTTAAAGATGTACGACACCATAGACTGCGATGATTTGGGCTTGAGAATAATCAACTGTTCGCCTGGTAGTGCTTTAACAATTTTTGAAACAGGAAAACTAGAAGAATGGATATAGTTGCAGATGTTGGTAAGTTTCAACGCGGTTGGACTGGTGGCTTGCCTGAAACACCATGCGGTTATGGTTCGAAAATAAAAGTAACAGAAATGCAACGAAATTGGATACCTGGCATTGTTGCAATATACGGGATAAAGACAGTAGCAGATATTGGCGCTGGTGACTTGAACTGGATAGGTCTGATGGACTGGGACGTTGAATACACAGCATATGACCTTGTACCAAGAAAACCAGAAGTTATTAAATTTGACTTGATTTCCGAAGTTCCGCCAGAGGTCGATATGATTATGTGCCTTTGGGTTTTGAATCATCTACCAATGGACGCATCAAGGGCGGCAATACAAAACATTAAATACAGTGGTAGTCGTTATCTTATGATGACTGACAGACCAATGTGGCATAAAGATCAGCCTGAAGAAATCAAAATGCCGCACATAGAAAAACTTGTATTAAATGAAAAGCAGGACAGCATACTGCTGATTGATCTATATCAATGTTAACAGTTTGGTGTGTACTTAATGGGAATAAATATGCTGACAATGATGTTCATATTTTGCACTGCATGGTATCTCGCAATATTGTACAGCCGTTTAGATTTCGATGCCTTGCTGATCGGGAAATACAAGGTATAGATACATTTATTCCTGATGAACAGTGGCCTGGGTGGTGGAGTAAACTGCTTTTATTCCGATATGCGACAGGCCAATGTCTGTATCTTGATCTTGATACTGTGATAGTTGGGAATCTTGATAGGTTACTTAGTACATCTTTGTCGATGCCTGCAAACTGGGCGCAATCAGGGCACGGTGGTTGTCAATCATCAGTGATGAGCTGGGATGCGTCGTCACTTAACTATGCTTGGATCGCTGATAGATTTAACCCTATTCATTTGGGCCATCCTGAACGCGGAAATTGTGGTATATACGTTGGCGCTGTTAATGAGTTATGGGGAGATCAAGAGTTTATAACTGAATTGCTTGGCAATCCTGGCGATATTATAAAACCAATGCCGCATATTTATAGCTATAAGTATCATTGCAAACGTGGTTTGCCGAATGATGCCAGCGTTATATGTTTTCACGGAAAGCCAAAACCAGAGGAAGTTAGCGATACATGGGTGAAAGAATCGCGATACACGCAAATCCAAGTTTAACTCATCAAGTTGATATTGCTAACGCATTATGTAAAGGCATTGGCGGTAAGGTTACATACTCGCCAGATACGCAAGCAGATATCCACGTTGTTCTAGGTCCTTGGTTTGCGCTAAATCAATGGCGATTTTCAAATACATTGTATATAGATCGAGCATATTGGGGAGATCCTGATCATGTCTCTGTGCATTGGTTGCAAAATGGAGAGAAAGTGCGGACTAAAAACAATCCGTATCGCTGGCATCCAAATTTGAAACCAATGAAGAAAGGCACACGCAGATTATATTTATGTGACTATGCCTGCAATCCTGATGGCGAATATGAAACTGTTAGATATCATCCAGCACAAATAAGCCCATCAAGACCTTTAATAGATGATCTGAATTGCCATGATATTGCAATAGGCCGTCGCACAACGGCATTGGTTGATGCCGCAATACACGGGCTTCAGATAGAAACAAGCGATCCTAACAGCCCGGTTTATGGCATTACTGATAGAGAGCAGTGGGCGTGTGATTTGGCCTGGCATAACTGGTCATTAAATGAAATTGAATCTGGAGCGATGTGGAATGCACTTGGTAACGGTTACTGAGCCAACTGTTTATCCAGTTGATCTGTGTGACGTAAAAGAAAACATTGGGATTACAGATGATCTTGATGACATTCGTTTAATTGGCTTAATTCGTGATGCTACGGACATGGCTGAAATGCATACGGGGATGAGACTTGCCAGCCAGACGGTTAAACTTGTTTTGGATTCGTTTCCTACAGGAAAAATCAGTTTAGGAACTTCTCCTGTCAGTGAAATTACTTCATTTTCCTATGACGACACATCTGGAAATGAACAAACACTTACACTGACAACTGATTACTATCAGGTATTAACCAGTCAACATCCGTATGTATACCCGAATGATTCATGGCCAGAAACATTAGATGGCGGGATAGGAAATGTAAGAATTACTATGACGGTTGGTTATGCTGATCCATCTCTTGTGCCTGGAAGCATCAAAAGGGCCATTATCGTCAAGGTGAAAGAGTTATTTGATATTGGTGGAGAAACAGTAACAGGCTTATCAATGACGAATGGCATTAATACATTTCAGCATCTTCTGGCGTATTACAGACGGTTCCCAGAATGAACCTAAATGAACATATCACCTATTACCGCAAGACACAGGTAAAGGATGAGTATGGGACGCTCACGACTACCCGCACACTGATAGCAAAAGCAAAAGCCAAAGTTAGGCCATTGTCTGGTATAGAGCGGGACCGATCAGACCAGACGGAAGCCTCAGCAAACTATAGGTTTAACGTTCACCAAAGAAGCGACCTTTTACATGATGACATCATTGTATGGATGGGCACTGACTACAATATCCGCTTTATCGCGGATAACGGGCCGAAAGAGCGTTATATGTACATTGATGCGGAACGTGGGGTGGCAATTTAATGGCAATCACACGTTCAAAGCGTTCAGCGTGGCGTGGTGCAAATAAGCTTAGGAAAACACTGAAGCGCATTGAGCCTGATATCACGCAAGAGCTTAAAACCTATTGGGTAAAGGTTGCCAATGAAATAGCCGACATTGCAGCTTATATAGCCTATTCAAAAGGATTATATCGTGAAGGTGACATGATCGAGTCCATTGAAGTACAGATGGGAAGGGATGGTTTGACAGCAGTTATTGGGCCTGGAGCAAAACGAATAAGACTGAGTAAATCACCATTTGATACCACCTTATACATAAAGGACAAAGACAAACACGCCGCGTTACAGTTTTTCAAAGCCTATTGGGCAGAGTTTGGTACAAAGGGCGCTCCAAGCAGAAACATTCCACCACAAGTTCCGACGCCGTTTATGAATCCTGCCTATGATTCAAAAAATAGAGACATTCTTAAAAACAGGGATAGGATTGTTCATAAAGTTTTGATAGAGGTAACAAGGGGAACGACCGATGGCTAATCCCGGTCTTGCTCTTCATAAAGCATTAATTTCAACGCTTGAGTCTCTGACGACTGTCACTATCTATGACGCGGTCCCTCAAGATGCGAGCTATCCATATGTAGTGTTGGATAGCGACCAAGTCATTAATGAAGATTTTTTAAATCAACGCATGGATAGGCGTTTTATTTACCTGTCCATCTGGTCCAGGGCATATGGTAGTGCTGAGGTAAAAACGATCATTGCCGAACTGGATGCAATAAACGAAACGCCAATGACACTAGACACTGGCGAAGTCGTATCAGTACGCGTGGAGCGTACACACACCAACCGTGAACCGGATAACTTGACGTTTATGGGTCACATTACGCTACGCGTTATCACTTTGCATTAAGGAGTTATACTTATGGCACTTCAAACAGGCGCAAACAAAAAGTTTTATATTGCTGTCACTACTGGCGAACAGGCCAATCAGGCAGCGTATGAAGCTATTACAGATTGGGTAGAAGTTGAAAACACTGAATCGCTTGGAGAGTTTGGCGACGAAAGTACTGATGTAACATTTCTCGGTTTGGGTGATGGACGGACCCAGCACTTGAAGGGTTCGCGTGATGCTGGTACGCAGCCTATTACTTTCGCATTCAAGGATGATGCTTATGGCTCGCCGCTTGGTGGCCAGGGCCATATGCTGGCTGCAAGTGAAGATACCACAAATACTGTGTATAACTTTAAAGTTTCCTATGAGGACAGTAGCTCATCTCCTCTTGGTCACAGTACGCGTTATTTTGGAGGATTTGTTGGTACATTCCGTGAAGCCGTTACAGGCGCAGATGATGTGCTGATGGTTACTTCTGACGTCAGGATCAACACTGCAATCGTCCGCGTTAACAAGACTTAATTTTAATTCCAAAAAAATCAAGTATAGAGGAATGTAATATGTCGCGTGTTGACTATGGCACCAAAGAAGTAACGATTGACGGCGAAACCTACACTTTAACACCGACGCTTAACTGCGTCCGTAATATAAAGCGGTGGGGATTGGGGTCTCCGATGGAAGCTGTTGAGGCTTGCAGGAAATTCGATCCTGATGCTTTGGCTGTCGTTGTTGCTTCTGGTGCCGGTCTTGGGCAAAAGCAACTAGAAAAACTGGCCGATGCCATTCATTATGAGGGCACTGTTAATGTAACTGCGCCTGTTATTGAATTCTTGGCTATGCTTTTGAATCCTACTGGCAAAGATGATGAAGATGAAGTGAAAGAGGATAAAGACGAGGGGGAGTAAAAGCCCCCTTGGATTTTGTCGATGAGTTATTCAAGGCGGGCTGCGGTTATCTTGGCTGGACTCCAGACGTTGTATTAAACACGCCTATTCCACAACTCATGCTTGCTATCGACGGCAAGTTTGACTTCGCCGTTAAAACCAATCCTTTTGGCGCTCCAAAGAAAAAACCTTCTGAAGATAAAGAGAAGGCAGTGAATGACCAGCGCCAGAAGCTTAAACTGTTAATCATGGATGCTCG